GGTGCTTCCATGTGAGCTGACATTAGCCAATGCTCTTTATTATCTTTTTCAATTTTTGCTAGATATCTCATGGATGCTGCGCGTTCTGGTGCCCATACGGCTGTAGGAAGCTCTAGATGGCGTTTAAATTCTCTCGCAGCATCTTCATACTGTCTATAGAAGAAGAGCTCTCTTGCGTAGTAGAAAGCATTTCTATCATCGCTTGGATCTTCTTCTGTGGATAGCTTTAAAAGCGGCAGGTACTGTCCTCTAGATTTAGTGTTATCTGGGTGGTGATGAAGCTCCAGCTTTGTCCAAACCTGCTTCTCCTGAGTACCAGCGTAAGGCACAATAACCTCGTGAACTGGGTGCTTCCACCTATAGCCGTACCTAGCATGAATTTTATCTCCACCAAAGGTTGTAGCGGGGATAGTTTCCTCCGCGTCTTTCCAGTTCCAGGTATAGTTGTATCGAATTCGAGTTGCACCTTGCGTAACGGCGTTTTCAATTTCTTGTCGCCATCCTGGCAGAAGGATCTCATCCATGTCTAACTGCACACACATGTCAATATCAGCTGGAAGGGCTGCCAGCGAGGCATTTCTTGCATCATCAAAACGCCAAGGTTTGATAGAAATATCTATTACGTTGATTCCGAGCTTAATTGCAGTTTCACGGGTACCATCTGTACTACCTGTATCTGCAATTAAGAGGTAGTCAGCGTCTTTCGCGCTTTCATACCATCTTTCTACAAATTTTTCTTCGTTTAATGCAATAGTGTAAACAGCTACTTTAACCATCATTTAACCGCTAGTACGCTAATAAACTCTCTCGGCTCGTAGCTTCCGCCGATAATCATAGTTAGAAGACCTGGCTTGGATTCCATACCAGCACGGTCACGGAACCACTCTGACCCTGGGTCAGTTGTCGGAGCCTGTAGCCACAGTCTGTCACCGATGTCCATAGTGCGGAAATTGTGGAAGTGCCCAGAAATCCAAACATCTGCGCCACCAAGTGCAGTCTGGCCAGCTGCCTGCTGGGAGAGATACTTGAGAACATTATTCTGATTTGCCTGGTGGCCGTGGAACAAGCCAAGCATTGTTCCTTCAATGTCTACGGTAAGTGTCTGATGTCCAGAACTTGGATAGCGGAACTCGACGTGAGACAGTTCTGGATTCTCTGCACAGATGTCCTGCACGGCAGAGGCGATCTCGACATTCCAACCATCCGCTGGGTCTGCAGCTACCTGGCGGGTCACTTCATCGTGGTTTCCGTTGATGACGGGTACAACTAGTCGGTCTACTAGAGGGGCCAGGGCTTTGATCTGAGCGAGGAGAAGTCGTCGAGCGACTCTTGTCTGCTCTGTAAGTCCTAAGTCAGATGCGGCTAGTCCTTGGAGTCGTCCACCTTGGCTGACATTGCCTTCGACGTGGTCACCGAGTAGCGCAAGACATATAGTGCCAGGAGCAATGCCAGCTTTTTTATAAGTTTCAAATCTCTGTACTGCCCTCTCCGTTAATCCCAGTATTCTCTCTACCGAGTGTTCTGATCCGTGTCCGTTGGCTTTCTTACCGATCTGCTGATCAGCAGCTGCGATAACATAAGCACCATCCCCAGTTGACTTCTTAATATTCTTAGCTGGACGCCACTTCTTAATCTGGTCTGCCAGCTTCTCTACGTCTAGCGCGTCGCCAGCGGAACCAATTGCTGGAACAACATTTACTCTTACCGAGTGTAAATAGTCGCCATCATATCTCTGCCACTTACCGCGACGCATGGATGTTACACGCCACTCGTCTGGGCTTAGATCAAACTCTTGAAGAATAGTATCGGCGTCTACTACTTCGCCTTCTGGGCGAGGTGTGCCTACAACAAATCCACCTTTTAGGGTGTCGATATCCATTCTTGGACGCCAATCCTCTGGCGTCTTAGTTACTCTAACGTCTGAACCACTTTGTCCAGGCATACGAAGTTTTTCTAGTTTCTCAGAAAGGCTCACAGTTCTCCCTACTTCAGCCTATAACACGAGCAGTCGCCACGTCTATGTCTGTCTACGGCACTCGCACTTATATCATACCCCTCTTCGCGAAGCGCTTGTGATAGTCTCACATTCGGCACATGGGCCTCGTCAAAAGGGCGTGAGTTGATAATTTTTATGAGGGCGTCTATGTCACTCTCGGAAAGTTTATCGTCCAGGGTAATCTTCATCAGCTTACACAAAAACGTGTTTTGGTAGTTCTGATTAGCTACTTGTAAACGTTCAGCTAGAGCCATAGTCCTCTCCTTAAACTAAGGGTTGAGACTATGCTACTACAAATATGCGAGATTAGCCAGCTTTTTTAAGAATAATAACTTCGTGTTTTTTCTCACAGTCTCTGGCAAGAGACGGGACAACATGATGCTTTGCGCATACCGCGCACGAGTATTCTTTTGGATTAGCCACTATTAAGTTACCTCGGTTGTTCTAGGGAACTTCCCTTAGTAACTATTTTCTCACTAATCTAAAGGTTCTTTAATTTCTGCTACTGTAGAATTTTCTACTATATCTGCAGGAGGTTGCCCCATTTCGGATGCAATCTTCTCCAACAATAAGCGTCGTTCTTGGTTAATCTCTACCATGTTGACGAACTGCCCAGAGAAGGTGTAATCCCCAGAATGGGTGATGCGAACCCACGGGGCCGCATAGACTTCTCCGCCCTGAGCTTGCCACATTCTGCATAGTGCATAGTCTTCTGAGAGTAGAATATCGTTTTCATCAATAAAGGTTGTGAAATACTCGGTGACCATGTCGCCAAATTCAATACCAGTATTGCCAACATTGTTATTTCTGTACTGCTTGCAGTGGGGCTTTAGTGTGTCAAATACTTTTCTAGTCAAAAACAGCATTCCAGTGCCAATATCTTTTACCTTGAATGGCTGGTCTACTTGAAACTTTTGCTCTTCATCTAGAAAATTTATTGCAAAGTGTCCTGAATAAGCTTCTAGGTTTGGCTTGTTGAGCTGAGCTGCCAACTTTACGTTGTCCCAGTTGATGCCTTTCATTGGGTAGATAGCACCAATAAAGTCTTTACCTGATTCAATCATTTTGACTACGTCATCGGCATTCCACCCATGATCTGCATCAATGAAAAGTAGAGCGTCAGAGTCCGAGATCATGAACTTGTGAGTCAGGGTGTTTCTGGCACGAGTAATCAAACTTTCGTTGCCCACGGTGGTAGTGGTGATACTGTGCCCAGCTTGAGAGAGCTTTATAATCAAGTTTTGCAATGAAATTGTGTAGTTATTCTTTGCAATCCCGCCATACATAGGCGTGGCAATAAAGATCTTCATAGTTCTCCCTAGATTTGCGGTGCTGTTGCTGCCGCGTACTTAGCGTGGCTACTAAAGTCTACCACAGGAGCCTGAGGCACCTCTCGAGGCATCATGATATATCCTCGCATCACTGCTCTAGTTCCAGTTCCTTCAATAGTCAAACCTCTATCAGATAGTTTTCTAGTAAAGCCAATCTGAGACAGGGGCTTCTCTCCACGCGAATTGCTCCACAGGCTGTAGAGTCTGTAGAGTTCACTCAGATTGAGGCTTCCACCTTCTGACTCTCTGGCCTCTTCCTCCAAGAAAGCACCAATTCGATCCTCGTTCTTCTTGTAGGCGTCGTGAGCTTCCTTAACCACTGCACACCAGCCCAGAGGATCAAGCTGACTAGATGATAGATATTTAACTGCACCATCAATAGCCCAGCTCAGTACAGCTGGAAGGGCTCCCTCTGGGTCAGCTAGGTATGGCTTAAGAGTTGTATCTGGCTTCTCTGGCTTATTGGTAAGAGGAATTGGACGCATACGACGCCACATAGCATCATCAGTAATGATGGGTCTGTGGTTGGTAGAGATCCAAAGCTTACCTTGAGATGTGAACTGGATAGGTCGCTCACCAGGCGAGCGTCCTTGAATAGTTCCAGAACCAGTTAGCTTCTTAACCTGGTTCTCCTTGATGCGCTCGGACTCTGGCAACTCGTCAACCCAGATCATACGGCGACCACGCAACTCAGCCATGTGGTACTCATCTGTAGAGCTGATTCGGTCACCGAGAGCAAGAATGTTCGAGTCCAATGCCCATGCGTACTCGGACTTACCTAGAGCTTCAAACACAGTTTCGATGAACGTGTTCTTACCAGATCCAGGAGGACCGTAAATCATAAACATGATGTCTTGGCTATTTAGACCAGTTAGGGTATAACCAACTGCTCGCTGTAGCCATTCTTGTAGCTCTACATCGCCCTTGGTTGCTTCATTCAAGAATGCTTCCCAGCGGATGTTACGTAGACCAGGAGTATACGAAATAGGAGATCGCTTTGTCAGATGTAGATCTGGTCTACCAGCTTTTAGTTCGCCAGTTCGAAGATCAACAACACCATTCTTAACACCTAGTAGATACGGGTTATTGTCCCATTCCTCTACGGCAACTTGTATACGTTGATCGGATGAAGCCTGAGCAATCATGTTTTCAATCGCTGAGTTAGACTTCGCTTTATTTGCGTGCTTAACAAGATCAGCTGCCCTAGGGTCATCTGCAGCATAAAGGGCAACCTCGCTAGCCACGACCGTAGAAACCATTTTGGTTACTTCTTTGATTGACTTCATCTGCATATCTGGCTTCCAATAGTTGCCATCCCAGACAAACCAACCTACGTTGGGAGTGTAACGAATTCCAGCCCCAAAGGAATCAACGAGTCTTCGACCGTTACCCACGTCTGTGAGGCTTCGATAGCCAGGGCGTCCACCAGCTTCTTCTGAGAGCGAGTCTACGTCTTTAGGTAGATTTAGATTTCCACCTAGAGCAACCTCTTTTAGCCCCTTACCTTGAGCTGCAAATGATGTCATCTGCTCGCCGACTGCATTAGCTATTGGTGCGCTAACACTGTCATCGTCAGTTGTGACTATTAGGCTGGTGCTGTAGTCAAATGCAGTTTTAGACGTAGTTGGCTCTGAGAATGCTTTAGTTATATCTCCTGCCCAAGACATCCCTTGAGTTTTTACCCAGTCGCTTAGATCGTTCCAAAATAGGTCATATTTAGGGTTATTTGAGACCCAGTCGAGTGCTCTGCGGGTGTGCATTAGCACGCCATTTTGACCCTCAACGTGCATAGGTGGGTTTACCATCTCGGCGTTAAACCGAAGCATAGTTGACTCTACAGCGTGGCGACCAGCTTCATCTGTGCCGAACTTGTTTGCAAGACCACAGGCTAATTTATATAGACCAATTGCGCGTTCGCCTTCCTGAAGACCTTCCGAGAGCATCGCATCAATGTCTAATTTTTCACCCTTGACTGTTAGGTCATATAGGAAATCCCAACTGCCAGTTTGGTAAGAAGTACTAGTGCCATTGCTTCTTAGGCTTTTTGCCCTAATAACAGCTAGAAGCTCTTCAGGAGCTTCTGCAACTTCTATCTCCCACGGAGCATGTCCTGGCTTCCACTCATAGCACACGCCAGAAGCGTGACGAGACGGAGCAATTAACACATATCCGTTGTGCTTTACGTCAATGCCAGGCAGACCTTCTTTATTGAAGTTACCTATAAATTTCTCATTAGGCGAGCAACGGTAGATTAAGTGCCTACCCCTAGTTCCTCGTTCTCCCCAAACTCCAGTTATTGCTTCTACAGTCGGTGGGAGCTCGCCTAGTGCACGTTCCATTAGCTTCTCGAACGACTTGTCTCCGTCGTGTCGAGGGTCAATGTCAATTACAAAAAACCCTGACGGAGCAGCATACATGCCAATGTTGAACTCTGGATTTTCTGACCACCACTGCTCGATCTTTGAGATGTCAGTTGTGGCATCTTTCTGACCGCTGGAAGAAGCTGGGTGCTTGCCTCGCTCTTTGGCGTCCATGTGTGATTTACCACAGGTACATTTTCCGCCCTGAATTCCATGGACTGGAAGTACGTGCCACCCATTCTGGGCATACCATTTTGCAGCGTTCAGTAGACGGCCATTAGCGGCGTCCCAGGCACTAATTTCCACTAGGAATCACCTTGCCTGCAAAGTCACTAAGAATGAACATTTTTCTCTCCAATAGAAAATTTTATTTCAGCATACACCTTTCAGGTGCGTTTGCAAACTAGAAACGCGAAAGATGCTAAAAAGATTGGAGTTGTGACCAACTTAACGGCTAAACCTCTCCCAATCAGGGGGACCCTAATAGGGTAAAATGGATCAAGGCAAATCTAATTGCGAGACCCTGTAGGAATCATTATACATGACCAATGAACTAATTATGGCCGTAGCTGCCACAATCACAGCTTTAGGCGTTCTTATCGGTGCAGTAATTGCTGTATACAGGATAGCTAAAAGAATTGATGGCGCTTTAGGCGTCGACGAGCACGGTAGAACTCTATCGGATCGAATGGATAGAGTCGAACACCAGCTTTGGGAAAATGGTGGAAGCTCTTTAGCTGATCGTGTAAACAACATCGAGAAGCACGTTGTCAAAGTTTCCACCGAGATTGAATTTATTAAAGATTTAACCTTAGGTCTGCACAACGCAACTAACTCTATGTCTTCTCAGCAGGTATTTTTTCCGCCTGTAAGTGAAGAACTAATCGATCCAGTGAAAAGGCCGATTAGACGTAAGAAAGCCAGTTAAATCTAACTAGTTACTCAGTGCCAGGTATTACTGGCAGTGGCAATACTGGCGGTCTAGCGACAGTTGGCTTATCAGGTGAAGGTCCCGCTAACTCTGAAGAAGAGTCAGTGCGGCTCAACAAGTACTGGTCAACCCAGGCCGTGGCTTCTTCTAAGGAAGCCCATTCGGAACCATCTGGCCATGTAGGTTGATATAGAATCTCTACATCATTTTCATCATAAACTCTTACTTCCTTAGAAGTCTGATCTATTTCATATCTCATAGTTATTATCCTAGGCTAGGTTTACCGATCCAACACTAGTTGCTGTGTAAGATCTTTCTGGTCTATTCGTGATTGCTGAGAGTTTTGAAACCCCGTCGGTACCTACAATCAGGGCTGTGCCACCGTTAGCTAATCCCATAGGGACAAATTCCCAATCAATGCCATCATAAGACACTGCTGCAATATTGTATGTAGCGCCTAAATAAGTTCCAGACCCAACTACAACATAAACATTGCCAAAATATGCGCCCCTAGTCCAGCTGGTATTAGTTACCTCGCTGAATCTAGATTTTATAGGAGCCTCTATCCAGGATATTCCATCTTCAGAGTACATTGATGTCAGGCTAGTTCTACTGAAAATTACATAGTTTGTATTATTCTGCCCGCCAAACACCTGAGTCCAGGTGACTATAGATGGGATGCTCATCGATGACCATGTTGTCCCGTTGGTGGAGTAGTAGGCGGTTGCTGAATTATCTACAAATAAGTAGAATCTGCCATCAACTGCTGATATTGGAGAACTAGGAGCCACTGGAAGAGTAACTGATGTCCAGCTAGATAGGTTAGTAGATATTGCGGCAGCTGTAGATCCAACTGCTGATACTAGATAAATTCCTAGTTCGCTACTATATGCAACCTCTGACCAGTTTTGAACACTTGGCAATGTTGCAGTCGCCCAAGTAGTAGATGTTGCAGAGTTATATACGACAGTCGAAGTATTTTTTGCCGCAAATACATACTTTTTAGTTAGGGGATTATATGCTCCAGGAGCCCAAACTTGAGAGCTAGGTAGAGTCTGTCTGCTCCAGTTTATACCATCATTGGAGAGATAGGCATAATCTGACGAGGTCCCAGGTGCTCCCATAAATACACCGTTAGAGTATGTAACACTTCCGCCATTGTAAGTAGATGGTGCGTGGAATGTTGACCATGTGACACCAGAGTCAGAGCTTTCAATGATCAAACTTCCAAAGCCAGCCACTAAAATTTTTCCAGCAGGCGGTGTGTCTCCTGCTGAAACTTTTAGGGTGTGCCAGAATCTACCTATACCTGGTAGAGTAGTCCGTGTCCAACTTATTCCATCGGTAGAGTAGGCTGCTGCGGTTGTCTCGGTACTAGTCAAGACAAAGACGCCGTCACCGAACGACACTGTCATACCTTGAGCATCTGGCCAAGAGATTGTGGTCTCGGTCCAAGATGTTCCATTTGTCGAGTATGCAATCTTTCCGCCCGCAGCGCACATAACGTATTTACCATTACCGTAGGCAATATTCAAATACGTATTGTTTAGAGTATTTCTGGTCCAGTTAACGCCATCTGCCGAGGTGTAAATTGATGCGTCATACCACATAGGTGCTAGGAACTTACTGCCGTCCCAAATCATGTCGTAAGGGCCAGAGTTGGTTGGCATATTGGGCCAGGTACGTTGTGTCCAGGTTATGCCGTCTGTAGAAGTGTAGTAATAAGTGTAGCTACCAAAGTAACTATGTGTCACAAAGGTGGTGCCGTTGTGTATTAGTCCGCTTGCATACCAGGTGCCGTTGTTGGGCAGTCCGACAAAGCTACGCTGAGTCCAGCTTCCAGTTCCAGTGGTAGAAGTGTATACATAGTTTCCGTATCCAATAGCTACATATAGCCCAGATTTATACGCAACGTAATACAGCTCATCGGCTGGCATAGTTATTGTAGTCCAGGTGGATCCGCCGTCATCCGAATAGAAAGCTGTAGTAGTATCAGTACATAGATATAGACGTGATCCAGCTGTAGATAAGCCGTAATATCTAAGCTGTCCAGGGACAGTGCCCAGAACTGACCAAGATGAAGCATCGGTAGATGTTATCCACATAGGTGACCACCACCCACCAGCTATAAATCTACCTGCACCAAAGGCATACCCCATTGCGATGGTGGCAAGGCCAACTGACGATGGAGCGGTTCTCTGAGTCCAAGAAATTAAGTCAGTCGATGTGTAAGAGTAAGAACCATCGTAGCTAACTGCAGAGTATAAGCCATTACCGTAAGCAATGTTATACCAAGTTGAAGTTGCTGGCATAGTTCTTTGCGTCCAGTTAACTCCATCTGGCGAAGTGTGGTATATGTTTGTTCCAGGTGACGAAGAGCCTCCAAATGTCACAAACATGCCATTCATATATTTTCCACTTGCACTGGAAGCTATATTGGCAACTGTGACGTCTACCCAACTGATACCAGCATCATCAGAGTACTCTACTTTGCCGTCAGATATGATAACTAACCGAGTACCATTGCTTATAATTTTGTACCTATAGCTACCAGAAGTTAGCGGATTGCTGGATGCCCAGTTGATGCCATCAGTTGATCTGAACAGATATCCGTTTCCCGCAACAGCAACAAATACGCCCTGCGCATACGCAACGCTAGCTACATAATCATTAGCTCCTCCAGGGTGATTTATTTTCACCCATGAAACGGAGTCTTCAGAGAATGCAAATCCGTCAGTATATGTAGTTACAACTACACCTTTACCAGAACCGTAAGCCATACCAGAAGGGCTACCAGTTAGGCCAGGAATGGCCTGGTAGGTCCAGGTGTATCCGTCTTGAGACTTAAATACACCGTCAAACTGACCCGAGTTGATTCCAATAAATCCAAATTGGTCGTAGTAATCTAATACTCTCAGTTGGACATCTGAAGCGCCTGGGAGGAATACTCTAGAAGGTTGTGCTGTCCAATCAGCCCCTGGAATTGATATCTGACCAATTAGAGCAGCTGTAGTTTCAGATGCATCAACTGCGATCGACACACGTCCGCTAAAAGTAGACAGTGACACAAAGCCATCAATAGATGATGTTAACGATATTCGGTACTTGGAGTACTCAGTTACATTAGAGATTTCCACTAAAGGATATAAGCTAGGTAATTCACCAGTGTAGCTGTGAAGCGTGACTTGACCAGCTCCTTCGAAAGATAAAATATAGTCACCAGCAGCAAATGGACCAACTATGGTGTTTATGTCAGAGTTGATGCTATATAGGTCCTCTTGGACACCTGTGCCAGCAGGTCCAGCTGCTCCAGTAGGGCCTGTCGGGCCAACAGGTCCAGTGTCGCCTTGAGCCCCGTCGAGGCCTGGCAATCCCTGTAGCCCTTGTTCACCCTGAGGGCCAGTCGCACCAGTTGCACCAGTAGGGCCAGTATCACCAGTAAGTCCAACATCACCTTGAGGGCCAGTAGGGCCAGTATCACCAGTAAGTCCAACATCACCTTGAGGGCCAGTAGGGCCTAATATTGACCCTAAGTCGTCATAGACTTCAGTAGTAGCATTCCAAAAAAAGAGGTGTCCGCCTACAATGTAGGCAACTCCAGCCTCTCCTGTCTGAATACTTAAGTTAAATTCTTCTTCAGTAGAGAATGTACCTAGGATTTGGAAAGATGCCCCGTCAATTCCAGAGGATCCTGTAGGTCCTACTTCACCTTGAATACCTTGAATACCCTGAACACCTTGCTCGCCCTGTGGTCCAGTAGGTCCTGTAGGACCAACATCACCCTGAGGACCCGTAGGACCAGTATCTCCTGTAAGCCCCTGTAGTCCCTGAATACCTTGCTCGCCCTGTGGGCCAGTAGGTCCTGTAGCACCGTCTAGTCCAGATAGTCCCTGTAATCCTTGTTCGCCCTGAGAACCCTGAGGACCAGTAGGTCCAGTCGCACCAGTTGCACCAGTAGGCCCCTGAATCTCGCCAATAATTAGCCAGGCATTTGTGTGCACATCCCAAACGCAGAGATAGCCTGATATAAGGTAAGCATCCCCAGGGTTGCCAGTTGGATGGGCTGCTTGCAAGTCTTCTAGGGTAGGATAGCTGCCCAGTACCTCAATTCCTTGACCCGTGGCTCCAGTTGGTCCAGTAGGACCTACATCTCCCTGAACACCTTGAACACCCTGAGGGCCAGTCGCACCAGTTGGGCCAATATCTCCTTGAAGCCCCTGAAGTCCTTGAAGTCCTTGCTCACCCTGAGGGCCTTGAGGCCCAACCTGCCCCTGAGGTCCAGTATCTCCTTGAGGACCAGTAGGACCAACTTCACCCTGAGGTCCGATGTCACCTTGAAGTCCTTGAACTCCCTGAGGTCCAGTAGGTCCGATATCTCCGCGGTCACCCTTTTCACCAGTAGCGCCCACTGCGCCAGTAGGTCCTACTTCTCCTTGTATGCCCTGTAACCCTTGTTCACCTTGTATGCCTTGTAGCCCTTGAGGACCAGTCGGACCAACATCGCCAGGGATGCCTTGTGGACCAGTATCTCCCGTGGTTCCAGTCGGGCCAATTGGACCAGTATCTCCCTGAGGACCAGTTGCTCCTGTAGGCCCTGGAACAGTGCTAGCTTCACCTGCTGGACCAGTAGGACCAGTCGGCCCCACGCCAGATTCTGCAACTACAGCAGACCAAACAGTGCCATTCCACTCCCAGGCGTATTCGCCAGACATGAATTGCTGCCCGATTGACGGGTTATCTGGGAAATTTAGGGGCATTTCAGTTCCTAACTAGGGAAAAGTACATATATATTTTACCCTAAAATGTCTAGTTGTTAGTTAGCTACTGGGACTTATCCCAGGTGGCTGTGGCGCTGTTGTATACATACACCTTGCCTTCTTCCCACTGGGAAGTATTGGAGTTATATACGTACACCGTTGACTCCTCCCACTGGGAAGTAGCTGTGTTGTAGACGCGTAGCTTACCGCCATCGTCTAGCACAGTTAAGTACAAGGTGTTTGTGTAGATAGTTCCGCCATCACCGCTAGCACTTATCACAAAGCTGTACGATCCAGCTGATCCCTGGGCTGGAGTTCCAGAGACCACTCCAGTAGAAGCGTTAAGCGATAGACCTGCTGGCAGCGAGCCAGAGTAGATTGCGTAAGTATTAACGTAGTTGGCCGAGACCCCATCCGAGAAAGGTTGACCCTCCACTAAGTTGCCATCCGTGTTAGCCAAAATTCTAGTAATCCACGATGGATTGGGCGGAAAATACGGTGGAAAGAATGGCGGGAAGTAAGGCGGGAAGTATGGTGGAAAAAATGGTGGAAAATACGGCGGAAAATACGGGGGAAAGAACGGAGGCGGCGGTGCGGGGGTTGTGACTGTTGTCGAGTATGAATTGTAGAGGGTGCCAGATGTTGCTCCGATTAGCATAGACGAGAAGGTGTACTGGGTAGAAGGCTGAGTATTCACTGTCACTAAGTACTGAAGCATCGATTGGGTTTTAGCCAATTGGTAGTATGCTATCTGAGCACCATTCATATAGAAATAGCAGTCAACAGCGCCACCTAAGTCGTTACCAGCTACGCAGTTAACTTGCACCGAGTACGGCGTATTAGATGTTACCTCAATGCCAATGTATGCCATCTAAAATTCCTAAGGAATGTCGATCCAAATGTCGCCGTGTGCCATTCCCGACGTAGGAGCGGAACTCTGCACGAAAATAGTTCGTCCACCGACTTTCTGTGAGTCAGTAGCGGTGCCAACTACGTTTCCAGTCACATCTCCTGTCAAAGATCCAGAGAATGAGTCAGCCGTAACTGTTCCAGTAAATGTTGGATTTTCTTTTATAGAAATTTGATCGTTGCTAATAACTACTGGAGATAGCGTTGAGTACACTCCCGCTGGGCCTGTTGGGCCAATACCTCCAGTGGCACCAGTCGGCCCCTGTGGACCCACGATTTGGCCAGCATCTGTCCAAGATGATCCGTTATATACATACAGGTTTCCATCTTCATCGTTGATATATGCGTCATTAACATCAGCAACTGTAGGTAATTGTGCTGCGGTTGTGACTGACCCAGCGAAGTGAATGTCAGTGCCCTGTGGCCCAGTAGGACCAGTTGGACCTTGTATAGACCCCAGATCATCATAGACTTCAGAGATGGTATTCCAGAAATAAAGATGCCCATCTACAATGTAAGCTGTTCCAGCTTCATTTGCCAGCGTGGCTAGATTGAACTCGCTAGTTGTGTTAAATGAACTTAATATAGTAAATGATGCACCATCTAGTCCATTTTGACCATCTACACCATTTAAACCATCAGCTCCAGCGGGACCAGTTGGACCAGTTGCTCCAATTTCACCGCGAGGTATCGTGAAATCTAATATTGCGTAGGTTGCAGTGCCAGAGTTGGCTACATAGGCCTGGGTACCAGGAGCACCAGTAGTTATTGAACCAATTGCTACAGTTGCTGCTGCACCGTCTTGACCATCTGCGCCATCTAGTCCAGCGGCCCCCTGAGGACCAGTAGCTCCGTCTAATCCAGCAGGACCTGTTGGACCAGTATCTCCTGTTGCGCCTGCAATACCCTGAGGTCCAGTCGTACCCTGTGGACCTTCGGCCCCCGTGTCTCCCTGTGGTCCCGTTGGTCCAGCTGCTCCAGTAGGGCCTGTCGGGCCAACTTCACCCTGCGGACCTACAATCTGTCCAGCGTCAGTCCAGGTTTCTCCGTCGTATACATAAAGATTTCCGTCTTCATTATTTATATATGCGTGGTTAGCCTGAGCATTAGTAGGTAGATTACCTAAAGCTATAACAGAGCCTTTAAACTGTATGCTTGTCCCAGCAGCGCCTCTAGGACCAGTAGGTCCTGCAGGTCCAGTTGGACCTAACTGGGTCGAGGTCACGTCCCAGTAGTCGCCATTCCAAGTCCAAATTGGACCATCAACCTCTGGCTGATACGTAGTACCTACAACTGGATTATCTGGAAAATTTAATGCTGCCACGGTGTCGTCCTATTTTCTATGTTAAACACTGAATAAACTCGTACCAACTTCATCTATCCTATCGCTACATATCCGTAGTAGATTGTGCAAGGAGCGCCGCTGTTATTTGTGATGCCAAGAACAAAAGTATTGGAATCTGCAACCGCAGGAGCAGAGTTAATGATATTGCCGCTTGTACCAATAATCTGACTAGGAATCGAGGTAAGTACTAGCTGATTACCAGCAGAGTAATACCAACCATACTGGTCACCTATAACTGGCACGTTAGAATTTGTAACTGTTGCTCTAGCATTCCACACGAGGATTCCGTTTGGGATATTTCCGCGGACCCACATGATGTATGTCTTGTTCCAGTCAACAGTAAAGCTCAGATTGCTAGCGCCTGCTGGAAGTTCCCAGCTGCTGCTAAATCCAGTCAAGCCTGACGGACCTGTTGCACCAGTAGGCCCTGTCGGTCCAGTGTCACCTGTTGCACCAGTTAGTCCAGTAGCGCCTGTCGGTCCAGTAGGTCCAATTTCGCCTACTACAGTCTCAATCCAGAAGCCGTCATAGAACAGAAGAAGTTTTCCTTCTGCTGAATTAAACCAAATATCTCCCTCTACTGGGTTAACAGGTTGAGTTGTAGAGCTCTCGAAAGTTCCTTTAGGTCCTGTTGGTCCAGTAGGACCAATTGGGCCAGGCTGACCCTGCAAACCTTGCTCACCCTGTGGCCCTTGTGAACCTACTGCTCCCTGCGGCCCAGTAGGGCCAACTTCACCTTGTAATCCTTGATCCCCCTGAGGGCCAGTTGGGCCTATAGCACCTTGAATACCCTGAGGTCCGATTGATCCAGTTGGTCCTTGAATACCTTGAGGCCCTTGTGAGCCAGTTGGGCCAGTTGGGCCTAGATCTCCTTGAATTCCTTGGGCTCCAGTTATACCTTGTGGCCCAGTGGGGCCAGTTGGGCCCACTGATTGTGTAGTTCCAACTACTTGCCAGACGACACCGTCCCACTCCCAGGTGGTTGTTCCTATAGATGTCTGCTGTCCAATTGATGGGTTATTCGGGAAGTCAATTGCCATTATGGGGTTCCTCCATCAACAACGCTCACGTTCACCCATGTGCCTGAAGCCGAGTCATACGATAGCATGTCGCCGTCCTGTGGGTTAGGGACGTTTACTGTATTTAGGTCGTTAAGAGCTAGACCAAAGATTGCACGAACTAGAGCTCTACCAGTTTGTGCGTGCTGTCTAGTTACGGCAGCAAAGGCAGTCTTCCAAGCTGGCGCTGCTGGCATAGTTGTAGTCCAACCGCCAGGCACAAGTGGGTCTACGTAGAGCATCGATCCTACTGGGTAGTTTTCAGTATTTATATTGTTGATAAACCCAAACTGAGTAGCAAACCCGAATCCATCAGCTGGAATCTCTTCAGTTGTAACACCAACAATATATTCTGCTGGTACTGTACCATCTGCAACTGCTGGTGCAACGGTCACGGTGTCACCAGTAGATCCAACAAACATCACTGGAGTGAAGTCTGCAATGGGTGTAGTCCCAGAAGCATTTTTTACTCGAATTAGGTGCTCTTGTCCAAGCTGGAGAGTTGCTCCGTTGAGTTTTACGTCAACAGTCTCCATATCTGGGTTCCAAGCAAGCATACCTACTTCGGTAGCTCCACCTGTGTATGTGGTATCAAACTGAATGTAGGAAGCTTCGGCAAGAGATCCAGCAGGTCCTTGGGGGCCTGTTGCACCAGTAGGACCAGTCGGACCAGGCACTGTACTATCTGCACCAGTAGGACCAGTAGGTCCTACTAACCCTTCTAATCCTTGAGGTCCAGTTGGGCCTTGAGGTCCTTGTGGTCCAGTTGGACCGATAAATGAGAAGTTGTTCCAGTAGACTCCGATAGCGCCCTCTGCTGTTGGAGCTATCGCATCATTCTCGGCGAGACAGATATAGTAAAGACCACCGTAGAATACTATTTCGCCTGGCTGATATCCATTTGGGTAAACCCTATTTGAATCCCAAATAAATGCATCTAATCCCTGAGCACCTGTTGGGCCAATTGGTCCCTCTTCACCCTGGATACCCTGTTCGCCCTGCGGCCCAGTTGGGCCAGTTGGTCCTACTTCACCTTGTGGGCCTGTAGGTCCTTGCTCGGTGGTGGCAACTTCAATCCAGAAGTTATCGTAGTAGATAAAGAATTTTGCAGTAGAAGTGTTGAACCAAGAGTCACCTTGAATTGGTTCTGCTGGAGGAGTATCAGATACAGTATATGTACCCCTCTGTCCAGTAGGTCCAGTGGCTCCAGTAGGGCCGATTGGTCCTACGTCCCCTTGGGGTCCAGTAGGGCCGATTGGTCCAGTATCTCCAGTTATGCCTATTGGCCCTGTCGGACCAACTTCACCTTGAGGCCCTATAGGTCCCGTGTCGCCAGTAGCGCCAGTTGGACCCTGAGGAATTATGAACTCTAGAACCTGAGAAGGCGAGTCTCCAGTGATGGTTACTTGAGCATCTCCACCTGGAGTTCCAGTGTAAACGTTACCTACTGTCAGTTCGTTGCTAGCACCAGTAGATCCCGTAGGACCTAAGGCTCCAGTTGGTCCTACGGGACCAGTATCTCCAGTCGCACCAGTTGGACCTGTTGGACCAATTTCCCCCTGAGGTCCGACAATCTGACCTACTGACCCCCAGGTGGTTCCATCCCACACATATAGATCGCCATCAGAGCTGACAATATAAGCATCATTGGGCTCGTTGCCAGTCTGAGGTAAGTCGTTTGCAGAAGCTACAGTCCCCACGAAATTAATACTGGTACCTTGTGGACCAGTTGCACCAGTTGGACCAGTTGCACCAGTTGGACCAGTTGCACCAACTCTGTTGGCATTTACTTCAATCCAGAAGCCGTCATAGAAGAAATAGAACTTTGCTTCTGAATCATTGAACCAAGCATCACCAGCCTCTGGATTTAGAGGAGGAGAAGAGGATACATAGAAATTGCCTTCAGCACCTGTAGCACCAGTTGGACCTGTAGGCCCAGTTGCGCCTTGAATACCTTGCAATCCAGGAATACCCTGCGCACCAGTTGGGCCTATAGCACCAGTTGGACCTGTAGGCCCAGTTGCGCCAGTTGGACCAGTTATAGATAGACCAGGGATACCCTGAGACCCTGTAGCACCTGTGGCACCTGTGGGTCCTATCGGCCCCTGAGCTCCTGTTGGACCAGTTATAGATAGACCTGCTGCACCAGTTGCACCAGTCGGACCCTGAGCTCCAGTTGGACCTTGAGCACCCGTTGGACCAGTGGCACCAGTAGCACCATCTACACCATCTACACCGTCTACACCATTTAAACCGTCGGCTCCAGCAGCACCTGTAGGTCCTATAGGTCCCTGAGCACCTGTAGGTCCAGTTGCACCAGTAGCACCCGTCGGACCAGTTATAGAAGCACCAGGAATACCTGCTGCACCAGTTGCACCAGTCGGACCAGTTGGTCCAGCTGAACCAGCTGCTCCTGTTGGACCAGTTATAGATAGACCTGCTGCACCAGTTGCACCAGTTGCGCCAGTAGGTCCTGCTGCACCAGTTGGACCAGTGACACCAGTAGGGCCAGTTATTGATAGTCCAGGTAAACCTTGAGCACCAGTTGGTCCAGTAGCTCCTATAGACCCTGGGGCACCAGTTGGGCCAGTAGCTCCGTCTACGCCATCGATACCGTCTCTACCTGCTACACCAGTTGCGCCAGTAGGTCCAGTTGCACCAGTTGCGCCAGTTGGGCCTGGGACGGTGCTATCTGCACCAGTTGCACCAGTTGGACCAGTGGAACCAGTAGAACCAGTTGCACCAGTTGGGCCAGTTGCACCAGTGGGACCAGTCGGACCGCCAGCTGGCCCCGCTGGGCCTGTTGGTCCTGCTGGACCTTGGGGTCCTGGACCTTTAACGTCAACATATGCGAAGTTGTCAGAGAGTGCCACTATTTGGTTACCTCGGCTCTCACGATAAATTTGCCTTGAATGATTCGAGTAGTTTCGCTATCTGAAGACTCAACTTCGATATCGTATACATAAGTTTTGGGCTCGTATGCAGCCATATCTGCAGGCGGAATTAGAAGAGTCACTGTCCCTGCAGCTCCATTTACTGTTAAATAGCCGTTTTCCGTAGTGTATTCGGCGATTACGATGGGCGCTGGATCCCTGTTTTCCGTGTCCCATTGTCTGACTTGCATACGAGCCGTGTACCCTGTAAGAGTTATGGGCTTTTTTGCGGAATTTTTAACGCCAAAAACCTGATGTACGGTAGATCCTTGATCCGTAATCAGGTCGTGCACATTGCCGCGGAGATAACCCATTGAGAGTCCTTACAGGGAAGCTAGACTAGTCCCTATAATTTTACCGCACTTTAACTTTTACTAGTTTGCTGAGTCCTAGAATATTGAGGTAGAATTACTGTATGTTGACTCAACCGTTCGGTCCTGACTTAGAAATATACGTAAATGAGCTATTTTTGTCAAGTGAAGAGCTCGCGTATCTAGACGCCGAAATTGAAAAAGCAAACCTAGAAAATACATGGGCTGGAGAATCTGGCAACACAATGGATACTGGCACTTGGGGTGGTAGGAACCTATTTCTCCCAGCCAGCGAGAAGCTCTCTCAGATCCTTTCAAGGGTTATTGGTGAATATGTTGAAACAATTAAACCTCTATCTGCTGGCGAAATTGAGTTAGCTTTTGAAAAAGGCGTTGGTCCACTAAACAGAACGATGCCTGGCCAAAGCCTGCCTGCCCATGATGACATGGGGCCTCCAGAACTGGATCTGCCAGTAGCTCATGGGGTAGTTATTTATATAAATGACTACTATGAAGGTGGTCAGCTCTACTACTCGAAGCTTGGCTTAGAGATAAAACCAAAACGAGGAATGCTAGTAATCCACTCTGCTGCAGCGCTGTATGAGCACGGTGTACGACAGGTGACTTCTGGTATCAGGTATGGCTTAACTTTGTTTGTAAATAATCCAGACAAAATGCAAAAAAGTTAGTTATTTTTTATCCAAAATACTGGTGACATGTACTTCTCCCCTGAGACTATCTCAAGTGATTGATGATAAAAAGGTTTTACGGAGGGGAAAATTACAATGCTTCCTGCTTCTGGTTTAATTCTCACCCCTTGCTGCGGGAAATCTAGCTCCCCTCCAACGCAATCATCATTAAGATAAATTACACCAGACATTACTGGCTCTTTTGTTTGACCAGGATATTCATCCACATGTGGTCCCATCGAGCCGCCTTTTATGTATTTCGAAATACTTAGTGGTGATGGCGGAAAGTACTCTAGCCCTAATGTCTCACAGTAGTGGCGTCCAGCACTAGTCAGTGCATCCATCAATGTTTTATATAGTTCTTGTATTTCGAGTGAACTGGTTGCGAGCTTAGCGGCGTCTACTTGTTTTTGATAACCAAATACGTATGACTCGTCGTCGGAAGCAGTCCATTTTTTCCACGAAAAAAAGGCATCCGAGCTAGTTAGAAGTGGATCAGTAGATTCTATGAGGTCTACTAGAGCTTTTGGATTACTTACTATGTCTTTATAGTAAAAAATTCTCTGATGAAAAACTTCAGGGGTTAGATTAGCCATAAGGCTATCTTAGCCCATTGAGCGCTTCCAGGCAGTTCCAATGTGGTACTTCTCGCCCTCGGTGATTAAGGTAGATTGGTGAAAAAATGGCTTGACGCAAGGAAAAATTACTAAAGTCCCCATTGAAGACTCGACAAAAACATCTTGATCTTTGAAATAAAGATCTCCACCCTTTTTGTCACTATTTAGGTACAGCAATCCAGTTGCTACAGGGGCTAGATATGGCTCGCCGTCATAGTCGACGTGTGGGCCCATCTCTTGTCCGTTAGTGTATTGAAACGTAGAGAAGTCAGTCCAGTGAGCGCCATTTTCATAGTCTATGCCTAGAGATTCGTGGTAAAACTCTCCTACTTTGTAGAATAAATCTTTTACCCAATTAAAATACCCCAGAACTCTAAGATCTGTAGTGTTGTTAGCTCTAGCTGGTGACCACTCGGCGGATCGCTTTGTTCCATATACGTGCGGGTGGTCTATAGAAGATGTCTTCCATGGCTCTAGCTTTTTGATGATTTGATTGTCTTCCTCCCCCAGAAAAGCATCCATGTTTTTGTGATAATCAATCACCATGTCTGCTTCTTCTTGAGTTAAGACATTTTTCATAACTAGAATTTTTTCGGCAAAGAATTCTGCCTTGGCAAAATCTAAATTAGGCATTGCTATTTCCTTGATGCCATAGAGCTTTTTGCTCTGTCTGTAGAATTCTTTCGAAGGCTACCTCAGCTTGGCGGGCGTCTAATTCTTCGGGGGTGTAGTAGGAGTCTGCGAAATCCCAGAATCCTACTACTGTAATTCTATCGCCAGATGTAATCTCTTCAACCATGTGAACGTTGTTGATTCCACCTGGGAAAGTAATCAGGCTCCCCTGAGGAAGCTTAACCCTTAGATCGTGGTCCCTAAATACTAAGTCTCCACCTTCGTAGTTGTCGTTTAAGTAGAGGATGCTAGCAAACTTGTTGTCACTCCATGCCGTAGGATTTCCCTCAATATCAGAGTTGTCTGAATGCCACCTAGCAAATGACCCTGTTGGCCAGAGTTGCGCGTGAGTAGAGTTTGTCTTGACTTCTCGACCGAAAGCTTGTTCAATAGCGGCCTTAATTTCTAGGCGCAGCCATTCAAAGTAGTCCTTGCGACGCTCTTCTAGTCCAGATCTACTCAAGGCATCCTCGCTGGATACAAGTGCCATTCCTTTAGAATCGTAAAAGCAGGTCTGCATCCAGTGACCCTCGTTAACGCCCTGATCTTCGAAAAAAGCAATAATCTGCTCGCACTGCTCTTTGTCCATAAACCCAGGGAATGTGGCAACATCATCTTTTAGCCAAACTATTTCTCTAGTCTGCTGCTCTACTGCGTTACTCATTTATAATCCTTTAATGGTGAGGGTGACCTTACAATTATAAATCTAAATGCCAATCTTGTATTCTAGGGGCATCGTGGATCTTAGCTTTTTCTACCTCTTTTTGAAGCTCAGCCCATGCCTCTTCCCCGTGGAGAGCTTCTCCTTCTAGCCACTCTGGTGTCCCAGGAAAGTGCTCTAGCCAGAAGGTTCTAATGATATATCTGGAGCCCGAAACCAGCTTAGTTACCCCGTGATAGTAGGGAGGAGTAGATGGGAACACAACTACATCCCCCGCGGATGGCTTGAATTTGACTAATTTATACGTACTTGGATCGTTAGGGGCGTCTGTGACAACAAAAGCAAGCTCGGCACCTTCGTAGTCATCATTTAGATACATAGTGCAAGTTAGCTTAAACTTATCTCCCCTGGCTTCCTGCTTCTCGAACTGCCAGTCCGTGTGAAATGACATTGTTATAGGTCCAGTCTGCTCTTCTGGATTAGGCTCATACACATTAAAGGACGGCGAGTCCATAATCCAGTTGTCTAGGTCGAACCCCTGAGTCTCCACGTAGTCTTTGGTGGCTAAATAGAAATATTTTTTAATCTCAAGGACAGCGTTTTTTAGGTTGCTATTAGATTGATCTCTCTCTAATTGATCTAAGTGTTGCTGCCACTGTTCCTCTGTTGGAAAGTTATCCCACTGCTCTGGAGGACACACGCCTTGAGCCATTTTTCCAAAAATCCACCACTTATCCCAAGTGGCGTTATTTTCAATCTCTTGTATTAGGTTTTGCGGATCTTTAATTAGTCCTTTGTACACCTTTATTCTAGGATCTAAGTTGTCCACTATTCAACCGTTCTACGAGAAGAGATGAACTCGTGCTCTCTCTTTTTCTCCATCTCGGCCCAAGCCTCTTCGCCGTGCAGTGCTTCTCCCTCTAACCATTCAGGGGTGCCAGGAAAATACTCTAGCCAAAAGTTTCTAATAAAGAATCTATCTCCATTAGTTAGTGGTTTTACTCCATGATAAAAAGGTTCTGTTGACGGAAAGACTAGGATATCGCCTGCTGTAGGTTTATAATCAAACTTGAAATCGTTAGATGGGTCATCCCTATTTTCACGGATAATGAATGCTAACTCGCCACCATCGTAGTCGTCGTTTAGATACATAGTGCAAGTCAATCTAAACTTAGTACCTCGTGACTCTGCCTTCTCTGGCTGCCAGTCAGTGTGGTAGTGCATTGTCATCTCACTGGTAACTCCAGCGTCTGACTTATATAAGCAGACCGAAGGGGTTTGATGTACCCAGTTGTCTAGCTCGAACCCGTGATGTTCTACGTATAACTTTGTAGCTTCGTAGAAATAGTTATCAATTTCGGCTGTCAGCTCTGGGTGCTTCGTTTGACGCAAAGATGTTATGTGCTCTTGCCATTGTTCGTCATTTGGGAAATTCTCCCAAGTGCTATCTGGCCCACCCAGCTCATCATTGATTAGGCCGAAGACCCACCAGGGTTGCCAGTTAGGTAAAGCCTTCAAGTTTTCCATCAATTTTTCAGGATTTTTAATAGCTCCACGAAAAACCCATACTTGTGGGTGAAGTTCTTCTAGTGAATCTGCTAAGTTTATGCCCATTTATTGCCCCTGGCCCATTCTTCTCTAGCTGCAGCCTTCTCGGCTTCTACTCTTTCGCGCTCTGCAGCCCACTCGGCCTGTCGCTCCTCGCTATACTCTGCCTCGGCAAAATCCCAGAAAGAAACCATTGTATAACGTACGCCATCCGTAACCTCTTCGACACCGTGAATGTTTTCAATACCACCAGGGAAGATAATGTAGGACCCAGCCTTAGGGGTTATTGTTAAAGTTTTCTCGTTGATGTTGTCGGTTTTCGTGAAGAAAAGATTACCGCCCTCATACTCGTCATTGAGGTACAAGATTCCTACGTATTTATTAATCTCGAATAGGGTAGGATTTCCATCAAAATCTGAGTTGTCGGAATGTGGCGATGCAAATCCGCCAACTTCCCATTTTTGCGCGTGTGACGTGTTTGGTTTTACTGGTCTACCAAAAACTTCACCTACAGCTTCTTGAAATCTTTTTGTCAGTGTCTCAAAGAACCTGGGTGGTAGGCCCACTTTTTCAATATTGGGGTCTTCTGGGGCAATACCCATGCCACTTGACTTGTAGAAAGCTACATCGCCCCAGAGGTCGCTGCGGGCCTCAAAAAAATCAATCATCTTTGCAGCAGTTTCCCTATCAACAAAGTCAGGGATTTCCACGATTCGATTTTGAGTGACGCCAAGCTTATTTACTGTTGTCGGCTCGTCTCTGTAGACCACGAAGGTTGATTTATCTAGCATGATTATTCGCTCCTCAGAACTCTTTCTTCTGGCATACCCTCAGTCTCCCATTCCTGGCGCTGTTGCTGATGGATTTTAGCTGTTTCCTCTAATTCTAGTCTCTTTTGTTCCCAGTAATCTTCAGGGTACGTTGAATCTGCGTAGTCGAATGAAGCTAGCATTGTCCACCTGCTACCAGCTGTAACCTCAGTCACTCCATGGACGTTTTCTATGCCGACATCAAAAACTACAACAGTCCCAGCCTTAGGGGATATCTTTATAGGGTGGTCCCTGAAAATTAAATCACCGCCAGAATAATCATCATTTAAGTAGATTATTGTAACTAGCTTATTTTCTCGCCAAGCATTAGGTGTACCGTCTAGCTCTGTGTTGTCAGAGTGATAGTCAGCAAAAGCACCTTCTAACCACTTGTGGGCACTCAGGCTAAGGTTTTTTAGCTCTTTAGAAAACAGCTCTTCTGCCAGACTCTGTAGTTTAAATCTGAGATTTTTCATATAATCTTCATCAATAGATAAAGATTTTCCAGCCTGCCACGGCGCTATCGGGTCCATAACTCTAGCGTTATAGAAACAAGTTTGCTGCCATGAGTCCTTGTCTGACTCAAAATATGCGATTAGGCTGCTTACTTCATCTGTGGAGAGGAAGTTCTCAACCTCATAGACGTCTGGTTTGTGGGCGATTACTTTCATAAACTACCCTTTAGAGACGTTATGTTTCACGATAGTCCAGAAAAATGGCACGGTATACCTAATGCCAGACTCTATTGGACTAACTCCGTGAATGTAATTCATATCTCCAGGGAAAAAGTAAGCTGCTCCAGCTTTAGGCTTGAATTGAATTCCCTGGTTCGGAAAATACAACTCGCCGCCAACGTAGTCATCGTTTATATAGAACAAGCCAGCAATATCGTAGTAAGGAAAGTCATTAGGCTTACCCCTACCTTCCCCCTCGTGCAACTCCTTATCGGCATGCGGCATTTGTAGTTGTCCAGGTAGCCACCTAACAATGGCTGGACTAGTTGCTCTAGCATCAACATCGAAAAACGCGTCTACTCTCTCTTTTAGACGCGCTTGCATTCCGATAATTATTTGCGTAATTCTAGGGTCCACTTTGTCTAACGTAGTTGCAGTGGCTACTCTATCTTCCCAGTATCCTGAGTCATAGATAACCGTACCATCCTCATTATAGTGAGTTTCTGTTTTATCCCATTCTGTATTGCGTCTCGCAAACTCGTTGAGGATTGTCAACTCTTCTTCGGTCATGAAGTCTTCAATTGTGATGATATTGTCTGCAGAGTCTCCAAAAAATCCTGACGGAGTTATTGAAGCCCTAAGATCGTCATGCCTATTTGTGTAGTCTGTAGAAGTTTGATCCATCATGGTTATATTATACCTATTCGTATTTTCTGCGTTCCCAGACTTCTTTGATGTAGATTCCGCCATCTGGTTGGCGGTATTTCTCGCTATTTAAACGATTCTTTTCCATCATTTCCTGGGGTGATATTTCGAGATCTACCTCGGACTCCCAGTGTTCACGCTTAAATGGCAATATCTGAGCATATGGTGTGCCAGCAGGGATGACCCCCGTGAATCCTTTAATGATAAAGAATGGCATAGTTCCAGGAAGCTTAACTTTGTCATTATCAATAATTCCGCTAGTGGTCAAAAATGGCAGTTCGTACCTATTAAACGGCTGAGTATATAGCGCACTGTAGCCTTCAGGTAGTTCTACTGCCCAGTCTGCCCACCAAGCAAAGTGCTTATCATGGTACCCGTGAGGGTGCTTGAACTGAGGCATTGGCGATCGCTCTTGGATAAAATCTTTGCTGCGCTCGTCTTCTATTTTTATCTGAACCATACCCATGGTATCGATAAAAACCTCTATGTCACAGGGGGTCTTATAGACGTATCCGCTGCCCATAATGTCGAAGACCGCTGGACAAGCCTTCCAAGTTGGGATCTTTCCGCTACCATCTGGCATCTCCCATGGCTTCCCTGTTGCTGGATTAGTTGCAAACCTGTCAGCTTTCCTGTACCAGTTAGGTAGGGTTTTGATTATTGGAGAAGGTACAGAAGAACTTTCCTCATTTAGCCATGGCCTATTTTTTACAAATTTAATCTTCTGCGTGTCCACTAGCCTCGGTGTCCTCTACTTCATATGTCTGGCCAGTAAATGGGCAGTGCACAGTTTTTAATTTAATAGACTTTGTTTCGTGCTGGCCCACTTGCTCTCCTCTGTAGTTGACTGCATCTCTATACATTTTTGACCAATCGCCAACACCATTTTTTATTTCAGCCTCGTCGCCATACTTTTTGACTTCATCCCAGTATTCGGTTCCAAGCGGAGTTTCATCCAACTCTAAAACGTAATCTTCTTGCAATGACGTCAACGAAATTGGCAGGATCGCAGCTATTGGTTGTCCCGCTGGGATTGTTATGACTACGTTTGGTTCCGTAACTCTCCAAGCAAGAGGAAGTTCTGGCATATAAAACGAGGTGCTAATCAGCGTTGTATAACATTGAGCACCTCTGACAAAAAGGTTCGGCACTGGCATAGTCAGTGTGCTTGTTTCTGGATCTGTCCTAACTAGCAATCCAGAATAAAAACTAATAGTTGCGTTTCCTCGGACAGTGCTTACGTATTTTTGTCCACTTAATATTTTTATGTGATCTGGAGTTGTGTCAGTTATGCCGTCCCAAATGAATGAAATATCTTCGGGAAAAGATATACCCCAGCCTAGTCGATTGGTCAGAGATAGCGGAAAGCACATGTAAGCGTGCTTTTCTTGGGTCTCATTCATCCACTCCCTAGTTCCAGGTAGCTGCTCTATGTGGGCTGCTCCTGGGTGGGTTTTTTGTACAGCAAACTTCTTCATGTTTTAAGAGTTTGTCTCTTCCAAAAACATACCGCCGTGGAATTTGTCCGAGTAGTCCAACATAGTAACCATCGAGTACTTAGTTCCAGATACTACTGGCATTGCTCGGTGTGGGTACATAAAGTTCGATGGGAAGATAAACAGATCCCCCGCTCTGGCTTTAATCTTGATATTTTGAAGTCTGAAGTACAGCTCTCCACCCTCGTAGTCGTCATTCGGATATCCAACTAGAGACACTACACAGTTGTAAGAGTAGCCATGATCATGGTGCTCTTGGAAGTGCTGCCCTGGGCCATATTTAATATAGTTTGTGGCTTCCCAGTAACGCAGCTCACCAATATTGTAGCGACGAGTGTAGTCCTTAACTACCTGCTTCTGTCGATAGATGGTTTCGTCTGCAAGCTCTCTAAGCTTGTCGCCCCACTCTGAAGTATCGTGGTCAAAGTCATGTCTTTTGTATTTAAAATCATAGCAGTCTCGATACTCTGGAATCTTCATTGAGTACCCAACCATAGCTTCTTGGTACTCGTAATCGTTGTCTGGAGAGTGCAAGACCTCCTCGATTCGCTCGATTATGTTCATATCTTTAGGTAGAACGTCGTGATATACCCAGATGCCCGATCCAGGGCGAACCTCTTCTGCAGAGCTCCAAGTAATCTCGTCCAGTGTGTACCACTTAGCAAGCCGATCATTTAACATTTCTTGCTCTGCTTGGCCTTCAGTGGCAGTTGCCTTCTTTACCTCGTTAGTATTTGAGTTCATATTCCTTAACCGTCTGCGATACTCTGTGGTTCACGCCGTCTCTATCATTATAGTCACTCATTATTACAACAGAGTACTTAGTTCCACTAATCATTTCCTGGGACGCATGCTCATAGATATAAGTAGATGGAAATACCACTATATCTCCTGCTTTTGGTTTTATAACTAAATTGAATCTAGGAAACCAAAGCTCTCCTCCTTCATAGTCATCATTGAGGTATGCAACTATAGATGTCGTTGAGACATAAGTAGGTCCGTGATCCGCGTGAATCCTAAAATGAGTACCAGCTCCTTCATATTTTACAAAATTGAAGGCTTCGTAGGAATTAATTCCTACTCCCCAGTACTGGCCGTAATCGTCTACACAGCGTCTAGTGGATTGAAAAATCTCTTCATGCATAGAGTAAAGAGCAGCAGTTTCTTGAGTCTTCGGTCCTAGACCAGTTGAATTAAACTTAAAATCCTTAGCATTTCTAGACTCTAAATCCAACTCTTCTGATGTAGTAACGTAAGCGCCGCTCCAACGAAACCGAGTTTGACCATTTAAATGTGACTCTAAAGTCGAGATATACTTTTTACAATTAGGTTCGCTCAGAGCATTTCTATAAATATTTATACCGAGAGCTGGATTTAATACTTCTATTTGACCTATATATCTAGCAGGCATCCTATTGCTTGCGGTCTCTGACCTGTCTTTAGTAAACCAATCATCCATGAGACGAGTCTACAGGATTTCTACCTAAAACTGCTGGACTTAGATGATATGAGTCGCCCTCTGGTAATAGTCCATTGTCCATTAAATCGTACATATACTCTTGCCCGTGAGTGAAGTACCAGTGATCATCTAAGCAGAAGTGGAACATAATTACTTCAACTCTATTATTTTCTGGATCTGGCATATCGTTTCGCCAGTGATAATCGTGTCCACCAGTAAACACTAAAGCCTGGTTTGGGCCAAAAACAAACTCTTCGCCCTCGACTACTACCCCCCATGGGGTTTTAGCAGATACGCAATAATCAACTGTATAAGTACAAGCATTATTGTCGAGATGTGCTGGCAGCTTTGATGTTGGTCGATCGTAATCTAAGTAAACCGCGTAAGTTGATTTAATACGAGTACTGCCGAATATTTCTTGAACTATTGGCTCTATTTTTTTGCTGAAATATGAGTCAAGCTCGGTGAATTTTAAGACTCTCCTATCATTATTAGGGTCTAGCCAATTCTTGGCGTATGACTTCGAGTTCAGCAGCTGCCTAAGGTACTGCACATCTTCGCTACTAAATACGTCATTAAGAACTACTGGATTAAAGTGCAATATAGTCTCCCGTTAAGTAATAAAGAGGCAGTCCGAAGACTACCTCTTTATTTTATACCTAACTACTAGTACTATTCGGTATCCCACTCTGACATGTACTTGTCTAGCTCTCGTGGGTCAATCGAGTAACCACCAAAGCGAGGAGGGAAGAACGGTGGGAAGTAAGGTGGGAAGTAAGGGAATCTAGGCGGGAAGTAAGGCGGGAAGTAAGGCGGGAAGTAAGGCGGGAAGTATGGAGGGAAGAACGGTGGGAAGTATGGTGGGAAGTATGGAGGGAAGAACGGTGGGAAGTATGGTGGGAAGTATGGAGGGAAGAACGGTGGGAAGTAAGGTGGGAAGTATGGTGGGAAGAACGGTGCAACAGTTGTAACGTCAGCAGTTAGAGAGCCAAGCGAAGTTCCGTTAGCATTTACATGGTATAGAGTATAGTTCTGGGTTGAACCACCATTTTCAGCCTCTGTCCAAGGATTTGTAGTCATAACTACTTGACCAGGGTTAGTTGCCTGGTCACTAGATACAAAATATGTGCTAGTGATTGCTTTACCGCCGTCAGCACCGTTAGACCACGAAATCACGTCTTGATTAGCTGCAGTAGATACAGCTGACGCATTCTGAGGGGCTTGAGGTACTGTCGTTATGGGAGTTGAGCTTGAAGCTGCGGACTCGGCTGACGTTCCAGATGCGTTAGATGCAGTGACTTTAAAAGTGTAAGAAATCCCAGAGTCTAGACCAGTAATTGTAATTGGTGAAGATGCCCCAGTGTTGGTTGCAACTTGTGAATCTAAGGTGCTCCCATTCTTATAGGCGTTTACAGTATAAGAAGTTGCTGCAGGAGAGTCAGCTGACAGCTCGAACGAGACAACAGCAGCTCCATCGTTATATGGTCTGTTTGTACCTACGTCAGTAGCTGATACATTGATAGGCGGTTTCGGCTCAAGAAAGTCATTTTGAGAAGCTGACTTTCCACCTGCTTCTTTCTTTGCCATTAGTTACTCTCTCTTAACTTTATGCTGTCAAATCGCCGTATAGGACCCAGCTGTCGGTACCACGTTTCATTATAGTACAGCTTGACCACTGCGTTCTGAGCTTGTTTCCTGGGGTGTAGTTCAAGGTCACGCCAGCAGCTGGGCTGATAGTGACCTGACCAGTACCTACCTGTAAGAAGTCAACGCTTGCGCCGATAGGCCAAGCTAGCGTTGCGTTGCTTGGAATTGTAATTGTTACTGGGGTCGAGCTATTGACCTCATAGACGCCATCTTTCTTAGAGATGGAATCTAGTGTGTAGTCCCCTGTTAGGGTGCTGAACTGAGTTATAGACGGGACGCCTGCGGTAGTTTGCTCAGTGCCGTCAGAGAAAGCCACAAAGTTTGTAGTTACGCCAGTGGTGATTACATTTTGAACCTGAATAGGCGCTAAAGCAAAGCTAGCGTGCGATGTGTCAATAAATACTGACTCGTCTGGCTCTGGGGTGTAGTTGTCAAAGAACTTGAATCGACCATCAGTTGCGTCACGGAACATACCAGCGTGAGCGTAGGTGTTGTCAGCGTAACGTCCAGCAGCCCAGCCGAGGTCTGGATTGAAGTGAACTTTACCGCGTGCAGTTCCACCGCTTGTGTAGGTGTCAGTTACAGTGCTTGCAACAGTGAAAGTGTTGCTAGTTACTGCAATAATCTCTTCACCGTCACCCGAAATGTTGAACGAGGTAGGGATTACGTTTGCTACAGTGACAAAGTCACCTGCTGCATAGCCGTGAGCTTCGGAAGTGGTGTAAACAACATTTGTGCCATCGCCTACAGCGTTAGTGATAACTGATGATCCTGCTTGGTTCAGATAGATCATGTTGTCACGGAGCTTAAGGTCGCTAGCATTTACTGTAGTTGTAGTTCCCTGGACAATAAGGTTGCCTGTAACTGTGAGGTCTGATGTCTCTACCTCGCCAGTGAATACTGGGCTGGCTAGGTTAGCTTTCAGATCTAGTGCTGTTTGAACTGCATTAGATACTGGCTTGTCTAGGTCAGAGGTGTTGTCGACGTCTCCTAGACCAACCATTGCGGCAGTGATACCAGAGACTGTTCCAGTGAATGTTGGAGAGGCAATTGGTGCCTTCGCATCTAACTGAGTTTGAATTGCAGAAGATACGTTGTTTAGGTAGCTAATCTCTGTTGCAGATACGTCACCGATAGTTGTAGTGGCTGGTAAAGACACATTGCCAGTTAGAGCCGCGTTAGCTATTGGAGCGTAGATGCTTGCGGCACTGGCAGTTGCTAGCTTAGCGTCTAGTTGGTCTTGAATATTAGAAGCCACGTTATCTAAGTAACCTAGCTCCACACCTGAGATTGCTCCAATAGTCGTTGAAGCTGGTAAGACTACTTCTCCAGTAAACTCTGGTGAGCTGAGCGTAGCATATGCAGCCAACGTGGGGGCAATCACAGTGGCAATATTTGTTCCTGTAACTAAGTCCGATGTGTCGGCAATACCATGAACGTTAAGTGTCAAGGCCGTGTGGTCGCCGATAGTGTTGTTTATGGTGTTAGCTGCCTGAGTGACGTCTGATAGTGTTGCCAATGCTGCAGTATTTGCAATACCGTGAACGTTCAATGTCTCGGCATTGTGTACCGAAATAGCGTCAGTCAACTCTTGAGCGTATACCAGGTTGGCTGTATCAGATATGCCGTGAACATTTGTAGTGTCCTGAGTGTGCTCGCCAACAGCTGTGGTCAGCTGAGTAGTCGTGGCATAAAAAGTTAGAGATGTATTAAAAACATCTGTAACCTGAATAATTGCATTATCTGTGTAAGCAACAGCATATGTATTTACACCATTGATGCTGTTCTGCAGCGTGAGGTAGAAGTTCTCATCGTTGTTTAAAGCTGCAGAAAGTTCCGAAAGTGTGTTTAGTGTTTGTGGCGCTGCATTTACCAAGCTAGCCACGGCATTGTCAGTATAGGCAACAACGTTGGCTTCAGCATCTGCAACCATGTCAGTTACCGTTTGAACAAAGTTAGGGTTGTTGCCTACAGCAGCTGCAAGCTCTTCTAGGGTGTCTAGAGTCTCTGGGGAGAGTCCTACCACGTTAGCGATAGCATTGTCTACATATGCTTCGCCAACTGCACCGTAAGCAAGAGACGCCCAGGCAGTTGTACCGTTACCAATCTTGAAAGAGCCAGTGTCTGACTCATAACCTAGCTCACCAGGGGCTAGGGTTGGATTTGCTGCTGCCCACTCTGCGGCGGTACCGCGTCTGAATTGAATTCTGACTGCCATTTTTTCTTAGTCCTTATTCCTTAAAAAGAAGACGGTCCGCCACCGTCGTAGTTGATGTTATAAGCGCTTGTTGCATTTCCACCGTCGACATTTGTAATGTCACTGGCGGTCATCGATACCCAGGCGCTGCCGTCGTATGTATACATAGAGCCAAGGTCAGACCTAAAAAAGAGGTCGCCCTGGTCAGCGTCAGCTGGGAAGGCAGGTCCCTGCACGATATTAATCGGTGTTAGGAATTTCTTACTTGCCATTAGAGCGACCTCTTTCTTTTAGATCTTAACTATTTTACTATTAGCCAGTTACCACTACACGGTAGCTGTCTGCAGATACAGTTGCTGCTGCATTCCAGCTCACGGTTACAGTGTTGGCGTTGGTGATTACGATGTCTGCTTCTACAACAGCGTTGGTTGAAGCATCACGCATCTGTACGGTTACGTCAGAGGTGTTTAGAGCGTGGGCTACGGTCCAAGTTACGATTCCGCTGGCTGGAGTTAGGCTGCCGTTGTTCTCTGCGTACTTGGTGGTTGCACCAAGGTTTGCACGAGCACCAGCAGCAGTTGTTGCACCAGTACCACCGTTTGCAATCGCAACGGTTCCGTTTACGTTCTCGGCGTTTCCAGAGATGTCACCAGATATGTCTGCACCAGGGATGCTAGAGACGGTAGTAAGCGCATTGCTTCCGTTACCTACTAGATACTCACCATCAGTAAAGATGGTTGCACCAGTACCACCGTGAGCAACATCAACTGTGCTGCCTTCCCATGTACCAGTGGTAATGGTTCCAACGGTGTCAATCGAAGCCTGACCAGCGTAGTCAGAAGCGATGCTTACACCGCTACCGTCTACGGTGATGCCAGAGCCAGCAACAACACTAAACTCTGTACCGCTCTGGGTCAAACCGTTGCCAGCAGTAATAACGCCAGCACCAGAGAACTGGGTCCAGTTCATTGCATCGGTGCCGATAGTGATTGGATTGTTAGTTGAGACTACCCAGCCAGTGTCAGCATTTACAGAACCCTCTTCAACGAATACGAAGGTTCCAGCGTTCAGCTCTGCAGGCTCATCTGCATCTGCTGCACGAGACCATGCACCAGCTGCAACAACATACAAACCATTCTCAGAAGCAGTTGCCTGGTTCTTTACAAGAACTCGGTCGCCAGCTACAACTGCAACACCGTCGATTGTCTGAGTACCAGACAAAGTAATGTCAGCGGTTGTTGCTACTCTAGCTGATTCCTTGACATCTAGGCCAGCTGCAGCAGACTGAATCTCGCTGCGAAGGGTGCTGAGAACAACGTTGTCGGCGTCCTGAAAATCCTGAGTAAGGCTTGCCTCTAGTGCAGTGTCTGCAGCTTGGTAAGCGGTAGTCAGGTTAGTGCTTAGAGTGTTGTCAGCAGCAGTGTAGTTGTTAGTAATGCTCTGAGCAGCCGAAGTGATGCCAGACACGATGTCAGCTGACAACGAGTCATAAATGTCGTCTGCGTAAGCAACAGTAGCTGCATTTGCAGTGTCTAGTGAGAATTCACCAGTTGTTGCATTGTAGCTAATGTAAGTGTTGTCAGCAGAAACTGCACCACGAGCACGAGCCTGGGTAAAGTATAGGTTGGTGCCTTCAGTTACATCATCAGTTGTGTAGGTGAGATCCAGGTTGCTGACTGCGTTATCTACATAAGCTACAGCGTTGCTGTAAGCAGTACCTGCAACAGTGTTAGCGTGCGCAATTGCATTAGCCTCGGCGGAGGCTGCAACCGTGTTAGCGTGTGCGATAGCGTTAGCTTCAGCAGCATTGGTGTAAGTTACAGCGTTTGTGTAAGCAGTGGCAGCAGCACCCGCGGCATCGTAGTTAACAGCTAGGCCGTCAGCGTAAGCTTTTGCATTGTTCTCAGCTGTTAGAGCTACACCGTCAGCGTAAAGCTCTGCAGCAGTCTGAGCCGAAGCAGCAGCGCCGAAAGCGTCGTAGGTGTCAGCAGTTACCGAGATGGTATCAGTGAGGCCATCAATGGTGATGCCAGTACCAGCGGTTAGAGTGTCTTGCTTACCAGCGGCAATGTCGGTAAGGTCACTGATAACATTTGGGTTGTCCTGAAGTGCGGCAGCCAACTCGTTAAGAGTGTCTAGAGTGGCTGGGGCAGAGTCAACTAAGGCAGCTACTGCGTTGTCTGTGTAGCTCTCAGCTGCAGCAATTGCTTCTGACTTTGCATTAGCAATGTCTGAGGTCAGTCCAGCTGCAACGGTGTTGGTGTAAGTTGCAGCATTAGCCTGTGCAGAAGCTGCAGAGCCTGCAGCATCGTAGTTGACGGCTAGTCCGTCTGCGTATGACTTAGCATCGGCCTCGGCTGTGTCAGCGTACCCCTGAGCAGTCGTAAGTGCAGTTGCAATCTCGCCGTCTGTGTATAGGTTTGCTGCTGTCTCGGCGGCGTCAGCTGAACCAATAGCATCGTAGGTGTTAGCCAGGTCTAGAGCTGCAATAGCGGCATTGATTGCCTCTGCAACGTTTCCGCCAGCAGCTAGAGCTACCCAGCCGTTAGTTACGCCAGTGTATACCTGCAGCTGACCGTCTGTAGTGTTGAAGTAGAATTGACCGACAACAGGCGATGAGGGAGCAGTAGCAAGATTTTGAATTCTTGCATTCTGAAGCTCATTCTTGTTGAGGTTCAGGTTCGTTAAGAACTGTTTTGCCATTTGTTATTTTCCTTAGGAGAGGTACGCGGTACCCGAAATGGCTACCGAGAAGGTGATTGTTAGAGTGTTTACGTCTTGGTGCTCAATTGCTCCCTCTACAACATCGCCAGACGACATAAATACGCTGACAGATGGGTAGAAGCCTAGGTTGTGTGCAATAGTCCAGACGTCGCTGTCTGCGCCTTGCGTGTGGGTATAGGAAACCAGTGGCACTAGTTCCTCTGAGTCAATGCCCATATAGGAGAGGTTGTTCCAAGCAGTATTGCCGAGACCAATTTTCATCTTGTTGGTGTCGATCTCAACGCCAATCTCGCCTTTAGCTAGAGTTGGATTTGCGGAAGCCCAGTTGGCTGCAGTGTCATTTCTAAGTTGTATCTGTACGGCCATGGATTATTCCCTAAAAAGTCGACGCGGATCCTCCCTCAATTGTACCAGAGAGCGACTCTGACGATTGAGGGAGAGTTTCTGGAGATGTGGGTATCCACTTGTTTGTGGACTGTTCGTAAACTAGAACTTGACCGTCGGTTAACGATGACAAATCAACATCTGTTAGCTCATTTAAAGCTACGTCTTGAACAGATTCTGGGTCTACCCACTCGGTTTGATAGTCAAGCTCGCCGATTTTTCGAAGAATCTGGCCAACTAAACCGCCTGCTGGCACACCAGGGCCTGCTGGACCTACTGGACCAGTTGGACCTACATCGCCACGGTCGGCAATAGGAGTGACAAGAATATCTACTTGCTCGTTATAGGTCCAGCTAAGAACTGATCCGCCGATGTACTCGATCTGGAAATCCCACCAGCCAGAGTTATCTGTTCCACCAGTGACATAAAAGCGTGCTG